ATTGACCACCAAATTCCTCTGTCTTTACCATTTCAGTTAGAGGAACAGTTTTAATTTTGTTGGTATTTAAAAATTTACCAGTAAATAAAATTTTATCAGACCTGTTATTTCTTTCCAATATATTTTTTACTCTAGATAATGCTTCATTCAATCTATTAGGTTCATTATCTTCAAATGCATCTACTTGATCACCACCTTCTTGAAATGCAATAGCGATTGGTTTAAAGTGTCCTTCCTTATGTAAAAAAGTATCCTTTAATCCTTCTTGACCGAAAAATTTATTAATAAGAGTTTCATCATTTCCTCTTTTAGAAAGATCTGATTTAGTTAACTCAGCCATTAGTTTTTTTCTTTTTCTTATAAATCTTCCTAATCATCTTAGCATACATTACATCTGCCTCGCTATAAAAACTAGGTTTCTTTTTATATATCTTAATTATTTTTTTTGCTGTATGTTTATCCGACTGATTGTTCGTCATTTTTCTTTTTAAAATATTTGCTCAAAACCTCTATCTGATCATGATATTTTGCAATCATATTTAATTCTTCTTCTATTGCTTCTAATACGTTTGAATGTTCTCCGATACCCACAGGATTTGTTAAATATACTTCTACGTTGGTTTTATGCTTTGCAATATCACCGTGAGCGTGTGCAATTAAAGCATTGATGATCTGTTCTCTCATAATCTGATAGTAAGTATATCTATTTAGTCAAGTGCGTCTAAGTCTCTACGAACATGGCCTTCAACTGGTTTATGATCTTTCATTCCGTCATGGTTTCCATCTCTTGGCAACTTACCTGTCATCAGATACTCAACAGTATCAACACAACCTTTAAGATAAGATAATCTTTCTTTATCTTCTGGATCTACCTGTGAAATTCTTTTAGTAAATCTTTTAAGTAACTGTTCGTAAGATTCAGTTGTTTTCATTTGTCATCTTCGTGTGTTGGTTTACCAAAAGTTTTGTAAGCAAGTTGTTCTTTTAAAAATGCAACTTGTGCTTTTAATTGATTGTTCTCATTTTGAAGAACTTCAATTTCTGCTTCGTAAACATGTATCATAGTTTTTCTATCTGTCATTTGCTGCACGGTTTTCGGAATAGTGAACATCAAAGTCTCCACCAGGATATCTCTTCTTTAACTTCTCAACGTTACCTTCAATCACCTCATCAAGAGATACGTGTAGTGCTTTACATGCTTGCATCACATACCACATAACATCTCCCAACTCAATAATGAGATGCTCCCGATTATCATGATTCCAAGGCTTACCCTGAAAAACCATTTTCTTAACGATCTCCATGAATTCACCACCTTCAGCACTAATGCCAACAGCAGCAGTAAGAAGCCTGTGAATATTGGAACCCTCTCCGTCAAGGGTACTAAGACTTTTAAGGAAAGATTGATAATCTTTACTGGGATCGGATGTGACACCATCCACGAATAAAGCATACTTATCCAAGTCAACTTTTGATCCTGCATAGTTTATATGAGGTTGTTGGTTGTTGTGTGTTTCGTAATCTCCAGACATAAAACTATTTAATAAAATATAGGATAATAAGAGCAGGTATAATAATGAAGAATTGTGGAAGAAAATTCAAAATGATAGCACGTTCTCCCGTTTTAAATCCAACATAAACCCATCCTGCAGCACCAATCATTTGTAATATACTATTCCAAGGAGTCCATCCCATTACATGGAAAACCATAGCAACAAGAATTACAGTGGCACTCGACCATTTAACTCTTTGAACTATCAAAATTTAAATTCAGCAAATGACTTTTTAGGTTTTTTGTCCTCTTTATTATACTCTTCTTCTTGCCCATTGTCAAGAATATCTTCTTGTGCCTTCTGTTCACAATCATATAATCTCATCTTTGCACGGTCTATACCAACAACAAACCTCTTAAAGATTGTTGGATCATTATAACGGTTCTTTAACTGTTTAACCATTATTTGGTTGAGCGTCTCCAATTCCTCCGTAGAAATAAGAGCAAACATAAGATCAGCAGTTGCGGGAAGCCCAAAACTTTCGCTTGTATCAGTAAGATCAACATCACTACTAGCAAAGCCAGAGCGAGTCGTCTGAGTAGCGGAGACGATAGGAACATTAGCTTCAACTGCAAGACCACGGAGCTCTTCAGCAATCGCTTTAATATAGGAATACGAGTTAACATTTGATCCTGCCCTGTAACGTGATGATGCACATATATTTAAGTAATCTACAAATATTATATCAGGTTTAAAAGATTTTTTCAACAATAATTCATTTAGTAATGTCTTAAAATGTCCACTGTGTGCAGCTGCAGTTGGATATTCTTTAATAATTAAATGACCTTGAGTCTTCTTTGATACGGCAGTAACCTTATTCTCAAACATTACCTTTGGCAAATCAGTCAAATCCTGTATTGAAACATTTAAGAGATTTGCATCAATTCGTTCAGCAATTTTCTCTTCTGCCATCTCCATTGTAATATAGAGTACGTTCCGTCCTTGTAGCAACACGGAGCTAGCAACGTGGCACATGAATAAAGACTTCCCGACACCAGTACCAGCAAGCGCGATGTTAAGAGTCTTATTAGGTAAACCACCTTTGGTAATTTTATTAAAGTATTCCAGATCAAACTCAATTTTTTCTTCTTTCTTGTGGTAGAACTCATATCTGTCTTCGTAGTTTAGTAGGTAATCATGTCCAATATTGTTGTCAAAGGAAACTGAAAGGGCATCCGATAGTATATTTGGTATAGCATCACGATTCTTTTTTTCATCATTTCCATCTGCGATGTGAATTGATTCCATCAAAGCAAGATAAATTGCACGATCACGGCACCACTTTTCTGTAGAATCAAGCAACCATTGCTGATCTACAGGGGATTCTATGAGGTTTTGATTTATCTCATGTATTTCTTTGACTTCAGAATCATTTAAATCAGTTCGATTGTCAACCTCAATATTTAGTGCTTCTAAAGTTATAGATGATCCGTACTTGACAATAAATGATGTTATCTCTTCAAATATTACCTTTTCCTTTCGATCTTCAAAAAAATCAGGTTCAATAAAAGGAATTACCTTTCGAGAATACTCTTCATTGTGTATTAGGTTTTTAAGAATTGTAGATTCAATTCGTTCCATAAGAAAAATTCTTCTTTGATATTTCGTCTAGTTTATTCATTATATCGTCTGTGAAATATTTCTCAGGTTCTGCGTATATATTTTTAGCATATATTTTTTTACCATCAACCTCATATCTTCCAGCAGTATTCTTCCAGAGACCACCAAGTTCTCCTAATTCAAGAAGACCATAATAACGATCAAGTCCTCTTTCATCATAGTAAAGTCTTATTTCAACTTGTTGGTTTTCTTTGCTGAGTCTACTTTTAGCCGTCTTAGCTTTAATAATGTTTCCAACAACTTCTGTCTTATCCTTTTCCTTTTTTTTGCTGAGATAAATGATTGTAGACGCGGCATACTTGAGGCCACTGCCGCCTCCCATTTCTTTAGTAGGGATGTAAGATCCGATAACATCGTAAGTGTGATTTGTAACTATGAGTGGAATATTTGCTTGACCAAGTTTCAAGGTAAGCATACGAAATGCACCTTTAACAAGTTGAGATTTGGTCATATCTCTGACTTGTTTATCATTAAGTGCATCAGTGATTTCTTTCTCTGTAGAAAGCATACCTAAAGAATCTAATACAAACATGCAAGGTTTGCGATTCTCTTCTTCTGTCTTCAAGTATATATCTACTGCACGAAGTGCCTTACTTCGAAACTCTTCTATGGTAACGACATTGACAACAACAAGTCTGTTTTGATCAATTCCACGAGATGCAAGTAATCCCTTGGTGATTGCTGCTTCAGTATCAAAATAGAGGCAATACCCATCAGGATTAGTGTCCAAAAAGTTCTTGACAATAGCAAGGGAAAAATAAGTTTTTCCAGTAGAAGTCTCACCAGCAATGGCAGTGATCTTATTAGTAGAAACGCCACCATAAACGGAACCACTAACAAGCGCATTGAAGATATAACTTCCTGTATCAATGAATCTTTCTGTTTCATCTATGTCTGCTGCAATCTGGGTGTACTCATCACCAATCTCTTTTACTATCTCTTTTAAAAAATCCATTAAATTACCATTCCATAAGTATCACGAAGTATTTTTTTGTAAGGACCATCAGGATTTGCTTCTCTAACATCCTTTACTAATCTCAATTTTTTATATAGTGTTGTATCTTCAAGTAGATATGAAACCTTAGATCTGTGAGGATTTAGTGCCTCAACTATGGTTGCAAGATCTTTATCATCAATAGGTAAATCCATTAGGTAAAAAATAATTCAAGGTTTACAGTTTTTTCGACGTTCCATCCAATCGAATCAAGAATTGCTTTAAGTGGTTCAACGAAGCTCTTCTCAAATTGTAGATCATAATCTATGTATTTGTCAAGTCCAAGTTCTCTTGGAAAGTCTTGAATAAATGATATTACATTCTCCTGTATGATGTTTGGTTTCTTCAAGTAAATAAACTTAACCTTCTCACCATTACCAATAAGTGAATATTTATTTGTTAAATTTTTCTTTGTAATATAATGATTAAACAAGAGAGCACCCCGACAATGTATTGGAGTTCCTTTTGCATAGATTGTAGAAGATGCTTTATACTTACGAACATCAGATGCAGTTCTTGGGAATGCAATATCTTCTGGAGGAAGTGTCTTAAACTTTGCACGACAATCATCAATGTAATCAATCACTTCTTCTTCAGTTCCATTCATCATTATCTTGAGTCCATCCTTAATCATTGTGCGACAAGGGGCAGGAGTTGATGACTTCACTGCTTCGATACCCATCATCTTCAGTTTAGGTTCATCATATCTTACACCCTCACTATCCCATACGTTTAGAATATATCTTTTCTTTGCTGTCCATATACC